TTGAAGTCATGCACGAGCGCAACGCTCACAACTTCCCTCTGGACCTTGCTTCTGTTGAGGCAACTCCGGTGGCTCTATCCGCCCCAACCGTAGGCTAATCTCCCGTCCGTTCATTCGCTATTCTCAAATGGCGAACGCATGAAGTTTGATCATGGAACGGGGGTCAAACACTTGGAGATTATTATGACTACTCAAGTCACCTACAAGTATCGCGGCGTTTCTTACACTAAAGTGGTAGTCCGTTAAAGCGGCATTGGGAGGTGCAAACCCTCCCTTACCTATTGGCGTTGGCCCTTACGAGGACACCCTTCGCCGTCTAGACGGTGGGATAGACCACAAAATATTGAACAAAAAATTTCCAAAGCTTTGGGAGCAAGTCTTATTACTTAACTCCTTTTAAAAATGGCATTCCAATCTTCGGTTAACCCCGCTCAGCTTACTCAGCTGGGTCAGGCTAACCTGGCGGGTGATACCCGTGCTCTTTACCTTAAGCTATTCTCTGGCGAGATGTTTAAGGGTTTTCAAAACAACACTATCGCTCGTGACTTGATCATGAAGCGTACCCTGAAGAACGGCAAATCTCTGCAGTTCATCTACACGGGTCGCACCAAGTCCGAGTTCCATACTCCTGGTAACAGCATCCTGGGTGATAGCAATGGCGCACCCCCGGTGGCTGAGAAGACCATCACCGTTGATGACCTTCTGATTAGCTCTGCTTTCGTCTACGAATTGGACGAAGTTCTGAGCCATTACGACCTGCGTAGCGAGATCTCTCGTAAGATCGGTTATGCTCTGGCTGAGAAGTATGACCGTCTGGCATTCCGTGCCATCGCTCGCGGTGCACGTGCTGCTTCCCCTGTGTCTGCTACCGGCTACGTTGAGCCCGGTGGTACTCAGATCCAAGTCGGTTCCGGTTCTGGTACTGAAGCTGATGCTTATGATTCTGCCAAACTGGTGGGTGCATTCTATGATGCAGCTGCTGCTCTGGACGAAAAGGGTGTCTCCAGCGATGGTCGTGTTGCCGTCCTGAACCCCCGTCAGTACTACGAACTGATCCAAGCCGTTGGCACCAGCGGTCTGGTGAACCGTGATGTCCAAGGTTCTGCACTGCAGAGCGGTCAGGGCATCATTGAAATTGCTGGTATCAAAATCTACAAGTCCATGAACATTCCGTTCCTGGGTAAGTATGGTACCAAGTACGGCGGCACCACTGGTGTTACCGATCCTGGTCGTACTGGTGACTTCGTTGAAGTTGCTCTTGAAGATGCTTCGACCGCTCAGACTGGTATCAACAACGACTACGGTACTGCTGCTGAAGTTGGTTCGACCTCCTGTGGTCTGATCTTCCAACGTGAAGCTGCTGGTATGGTGGAAGCTATTGGTCCCCAGGTCCAAGTGACTAGCGGCGACGTGTCCGTCATCTACCAAGGCGATGTGATGCTGGGTCGTCTGGCTTGCGGTTGCGATTACCTCAACCCCGCTGCTTCTGTGGAACTGCACGTTACCAACACTGCACCTTCTGCATTCTGATACAATTTATTTGTTCTACGGGAGCTCCTTCGGGGGCTCCTTTTTTTTATTTTTAATTATGCCTGCCACTTATGCTGCGTCCACAGAACTGGATGCTGTCAATCAAATACTTAGCTCAGTGGGACAGGCTCCTGTCACCACACTCAATCTTCAGAACCCTGAAGTAGCTATTGTTCTCACTACCCTACGCGAAGTTAACAGACAAGTTCAAGCTGAAGGATGGAACTTTAATGTTGAGCGTGGTTACCCCTTCACTCCTGATAGCGTGACGAAACACATCACGTATCCAACCAACGTCCTTCAACTCGACACTAATACTTACGAACATCGTGACGACTTTCAACCAGTTCGTCGTGATGGTAAGTTCTATGATAAATACAACCACACCTATGAGTGGGATAAAGCTATTGAAGCTGATGTGACTTGGTTGTTTGACTTTGAGGATGTTCCTCCCGCTATTCAACTGTACATCACTGCCCGTGCTGCCCGTATGGCTGCCAATAAAATGGTAGGTGATACTGGTCTTTTCCAACTGCTACAAGAACAAGAGGTTCAAACTAAAGCTGCTGCCATTGAGTACGACTGTAACCAAGCTGATTATAGTATCTTTGGTTGGCACGATGGAGAGAACTATTACAACAACTATCAACCGTACAACGCGCTGATCAGATGAGCACATTGACCCAAAGGATTCCAACCCTTTTGCTTGGCATTTCTCAACAACCCGACAATCTTAAATTTCCTGGTCAGGTAGTAGACGCTGAGAACGTCTTCCCTGATTACGCTTTGGGGATGCTAAAGCGACCTGGCGGTAAATTTGTAGCTAATCTAGAAGATGCTTCAACTTCCGGTAAGTGGTTTTCTATCCTTAGGGACGAGCGGGAAAAGTATGTTGCACAATACGATACAACTACTAACTCTTTTAAAATATGGAGTTTGATTGATACTACTTTGGGTGTCGCCGGTTCTCCCCGTCGTGTTGACATGGGAACTAACACTGGTGTGCCTGGGACTTGTAATCAATCTACTTTACAAACAACTCTTACTAATTACAACACTGCTAGCACTGATAGAAGTAATGAGCTAACAACTCTTCATGGTGTTGCAGCTGACTATGCTGAAATTGATGATGGACAACCAAACCCGTTTACTGGGTCTGGTGTACAACATTCTTTGTTTAAAGTAACGACAAAGTATGATGACAACTACACTCAATCCGTAGCTACTGGTATTACTTATGACGGTACTCAGTATAATGTCTTTGATGAAGACGCATCTTTTTCAAACTCTTACAGTAGTACTAGTGGATTCCCTTCTCAATATAAACTAGGTGCTGATCGTACAGATGAGTATCCCTTACTTAACAGAAATGGTGTTAAGCTCTTTGAACTGCTTAAAACAGATGCAGCTGTTAACACTCCTGCAGAACTAGCAACAGCAGCCAGTAATCTGACAACTGCTGAAGGTAATTACACGACAGAGGTTGGTGATGAAACTACTAAACGTGGTCTTTACGAAACAGCTAGAGACGCTTGTGACATTACAGCTGTTCCCTCTGATGCGTACCTCAAAGACGCTACCGCCGATGACATTGAGCTGCTGACTATTAACGACTATACGTTTGTGCTCAACAAAAGTAAAGTTACAGCGATGAAGACTGCACCTGCTGATCTTTCTGATGCTCTACCTAACCAAGCGTTTGTCGTTATTAGTGTTGTAGCTTACAACGCTGACTACACTGTTACCATTAACGGTACAGATTATACCTACCAAACTCCTCAGAATACCTCCAGTCACCACGTTGATACTGATAAAATCGTATCAGAACTTGTGACTGCGATTAACGCAGCTACGGGTACTCATGGTGTTACCGCTTCTGCTGTTGGTCCCGGTATTTACCTGAACGGTACAAGTGCCTTTACTGTCGCCACTACTGGTAGTACTAGTGAAGAAGGTCTTTACGTCTTCCAAGATGAAATTAACGTAGCTGGTCGTTTACCTAACCAATGTCAAAACGGTTATGTTGTCAAAGTCTACAACAGTGATATTGTAGATGCAGATGACATGTGGGTTAAGTTCCAGACAAAAGACAGTGCTACCTCTGGTCCTGGTGTTTGGGAAGAAACTGTTGGACCTGAACTTGAGTATCAGTTGGATGAGCTTACTATGCCTCACCAGCTTGTACGTCAAGCAGACGGTTCCTTTAAATACGAACCTGTTGATTGGACTGACCGTTTGGTCGGCGATAACACTACTAATCCTATACCTAGCTTTATTGGTAGCGCTATTAATAACATTTTCTTTTACAGAAACCGACTAGGATTCCTGTCTAACGAGAATGTTATTCTCAGTAAGTCTGGCGATTACTTTAACTTCTTTGCAGGTTCTGCTCAGATTGTAGCCGCTGACGATCCTATTGATTTGAGTGCTACTTCACAACAGCCTGTGAACCTGGCTTACGTGCAGACTGTTAGTGTTGGTCTTGTTTTGTTTGGACAAAACGAGCAATTCCTGATGTCTACTGATGCTGATATTCTCAGCCCCACAACTGCCAAGATTAATACGGTAAG